TAACGACAATATCTTTGAAGAGGCTAAGCAGAACGATATTGAGGCAAAGCGTATAGCTGCATTCCAAGCCAAAAAAGGAGTCATGAAAGACGACGGTACGCCGTTCTTCTCTACTGAATACTTAGTTAGAAAAGAACTTAAACTTACTGAGAGTGAGATTGAATCAAATCAGCAGTGGTTTGATCAAAAACTTGAAATTGAAGCGGAAGCAGCAGCTGCTGCACCTGCCGCTCCAGCTGCACCAGCTGCACCAGGCGGAGCCGCACCAGCTGCCGCAGGAGCCGCTGCTGAGGCTGGCGGTAGCGAGACCAAAGAAGGAGGCGAAGTAGGCGCAGCTGGTCAACTTTAATAGTTGATAGTTTATTTGTATTATAATCTAAAACTATATTTATGAAATCACCATTAGACATGGCTCAAGAGCTATCTGATATTCCTAAGGCTGTTTATGACAATCAGTTAGAGCTTATTGAAACAAGCGATTTAGTAGAGTCAAACGAAAAAGCTATCACCGAACTTGAGATCGAAATAAAGTCACAAGTCCTAAATGCAGTAGACGATGCTGGAAAAAAGATTTATACTAATGATGAAGCCAGAAAAATGGCATTCATTAGCGACTGTAACGATAGTGCAGACTATTGTAAATTGATTGAACTGCGTTCTGATCTTTCTAAGCAGATACAAATCAAAAGAAGCAAAATTGAGATGTTAAGTAATCAGCAAAGAAACTTACGACTTTTTATTCAATATTTTTCTGGGATAGATTCGAATATTTCTTTTTCTTAACTGACTTAAAAAATTATAACATGTTAAATAATTCAAAAATAAAGTTTGTAGTAGTCGGTGCCGGCCATATCGGAAAGCGCCATGCAGAAATGATACGAAGAGATTCAGAAGGCGAGCTAGTCGCAATGGTAGATATTAGATCCCAAAAAGAATGTGCAGCTGAAGATTTCAATGTGCCTTTTTTTACTACAATGGAAGAACTTTTTGCAAGTGGATTAGAATTTGATGTCGTCAATATCTGCACTCCAAATGGTTTACATGCCGAACAGTCACTAAAGGCATTATCGGAAAAGAAAAATGTTGTTTGCGAGAAACCTATGGGTTTAACAAAAGAAAGCTGTGAGCGAATCCTATTTAAAGCACTTCAAGAATCAAAGCAAGTTTTTTGTGTAATGCAAAACCGTTATTCACCTCCGTCTGAGTGGATTAAATCAGTAATAACTGACGGGTTACTTGGTGAAATTTATATGGTTCAATTAAATTGTTATTGGAACCGCGATGATCGTTACTATAAGTCTGGTGGTTGGAAAGGAACAGCAGATTTAGATGGAGGTACACTCTTTACTCAATTTTCACACTTCATCGATATCATGTATTGGTTATTTGGAGATATAAAAAATATTCAAGGAAAATTTGCAGACTTTAATCATCAAACTACAACCGCTTTTGAAGATTCAGGATTTGTTAGCTTTGATTTTATGAGCGGAGGAATGGGAAGTATAAATTATTCTACTTCTATTGCAAACCAGAATTTAGAATCTTCAATGACAATTATTGGAAAAAACGGCAGCGTAAAAATTGGCGGTCAATACATGAATGAAGTTGAAGTATGTGCTATTTCTGGATATGAAATGCCTATTTTAAAAGAATCAAATCCTGCAAATGATTATGGACCTTATAAAGGTTCTGCTGCAAATCATAATTATATTATTTCAAATGTTATTGATACTCTGAAAGGCAGGACTTCTCCTACAACAAATGCACTTGAGGGTATGAAAGTAGTTGATATTATTGAAAGAATCTACACAGTAAGAGATAAAAATAAGTAAGCAGTTAATCGTAAAATGCAGCGATCTTCTCTTTGATCTCAGGGATGTCTATCAACAAAACCAGAATATCTCTATTTGAAACTGAATCTGGATATAAAGAAGGTTCGATAGTAATTCTTCTTTTTCTAGTTTCACTCACATAGCTATAGATTTGGTCTTGTGCTGCTCTACTTAGACTTACTGGATCTACATTAAATTCAAATAGGTAATTATCTAAGTTTAAACCAAAATTAGCTTCTCCTAAGACCTCGCCTTTTCTAGTAAATATAGTCATCATTATTTGTTGAATAGTTGCTTCAAGGTCGTCGGTTACCTCTATCTTATTGGCCTGGAATTTAGGATCGTTTTGATCCCTAAAATATATGTCCCTAAGTTGTGCCATTTTCTTCTTTTTTTATTGTCGATGTAAGAACATCCAGTCAGCTGTGTTCTCACCTTTCATCATAGTTAACACAGTCTCCATTTCTTTTTCAGCAGTAGTCACTACGTTTTGATAGTTAACTGTTACTCCGCCAGGCAAAGCATAATTAAATGTTTGGAGAAGATGTGATAACCTTACTTTTGCATGTGCACGAACGTATCTTTGAAACAACTCGTCTTCATATAACTTGTCTCTATCTAGTTTTTTAAAGACTCGAACTACTGCTGCAGTTGCCGGAGATCTTCCTAATACACCCAATAGCTTAGTGTTTTTGTTATAGTCATATGCGATAGTATCAATTAACATGGCTTTACTTAAGTCTAGAAAGGAAAACATTACTGTCCTGTACATAATACTTTCTCCAATGAAAGGAGTCAAGAATATTTCAGCACCTATAAATTTCTGTTCTGCAAAATCTCGGTCGATTGATCCAAATATAGAGCCGCCTTTTGCCTCCTTAAAATCTACAACAAACTGTACACAGTCGGGTAGTATTATTTGGCGCTTCTTTTTAAATTGAGGGGTACTAAATAATTCTTTTGGAAGTAATAGATATTGAGATTCGACAGCATGTCTCCAGTTGTCATAGAAATAACGACTGTCGTTTTCAAGAATTCTAGTTATTTCTTTTTCAGGTAACGAATAAGGCAACGCTCCCGAAAAAGTAATCTCATCAATTATATCAGCTATTAGTTCTTGTTCTGTCATCTTGTTTTATTGGTTTGAACCAGTCCCACCACCATCTTTTTTATCACTAAATCTTACGCTAGATTTATTGATGTCTACCTTAAAGTCAGTATCTCCATTTGATCTACCTAATGCTCTAAGATTCTTCTTACCTATAACTTCATCCTGTTTACCTGCTCTAGCCATCGACTTTTGTAAAACCTCTCCAATGGCCCTCTCTTTAATCTTCTTCTTCCAATCGCTGTGGAATATCATATTCATAGCCCTAGTAATATCTACCTCTTCTAGAGTACCTGAGTACCTACCTGGGTTTCTAGCGGCTTTTTCGTTAGCTAATTCTTGAGCTATAGCAATGATCTGAGTATAGAGTCCAGATAAGGTACTTTGGACCATACCTTTAAAATTACTAGGGTAAACGACTTCTCTAGTCGATTCATTAATGAAATCATTATATGTCTTTATTTTTCTATTCATTATGCAGTAGGTGCGGCTGGTGTAGCTGGCGCAGCAGGTTGTGCTGGGGCAGGTTGATTTGCTTCAGCGTTCTTTTGTGCAGCTTGAGTTTTAGTAACTGCTGCATCATATGCTGTCTGTAAATCTAAAACCTTTTTATCTTGAGTAGCCTTTTGAGTGTTTAACTGAATTTGTATACTCTTTTCCTTTTGTAAGTTATTATATTGAGTTAAAAGAGCAGGATCAGTTGGCACTCCCTCTTCTTTGATCATTTGAGGATTTGCACCAGTAGTTACTTCGTCAGACGTAGTAAAGTTTGTAAAGTTTTTAATGTATCCCATCTGTTCTTCTTTTTTGTTATTTATTTCTTTTTATTTTTGACTCTAGAAATTGCTTATACGTCATGATTTTTCTTTTCTTTTCTTCTTTAGGATTAGAACCAAATGTACTAGTCATTCTACCGCCTGCTAAAAAAGGAGAGTTATTCCAATGGGATGGTACTGTTGTACTTGCACCTGCAGTGTACATTAGATGATTAAACCTTTTTTCGTCAGGCGATGGGATTATGTAATTTGCATCGGTTCCCATGGTGTTAGCACCATACCATTCGTTAGTCGTCCTCATTGGTAGTTTTAAATAGCAGCTGGTTCTGTTTCTGTTTCTTGTGGAAAATCAAGGTCTGTTGCAGGCTGATCTAATGAAAAATCAGTAGGCTTTGCTTCAGGTGCCGCAACTGGTGGAAAGTCTAAGTTAGCTTCTTTATCTAAATCAAACTCTTCGCCTCCATTTACTTCATTTGCTAAAGCTTCACTGTTTGCTTCAATAAAAGTGTTAAGTCCCATACAAACTAATGGGTTTATCTTATCACAACGTTCTATAAATTGAGAAACTGTCAAATTCATTGGATCAAAAGCAGGAAGAGCAGTTTGTTGATTGTCCATCGGCTCAGTCATCGGCTCAGTCATCGGCTCAGCAATCGGATCAGCCATCGGATCAGTGTTGTCAATTTCATCAGTGTTGTCAATAAATTGATCCATTGATAAAATTTTAGGTGGTACGGTAGTCTGCATATGTGATTGCATTCCTTGATCATCTTGAGGTTGATCGTAGGTCTCGTATAGTTTTCTAATAGTCATAAAATTCTTCATTTGATAAAACTTATTTTTATTTAGTTTATTTATCCTAAAACTTTTTATATTTTACTAAATATAATATAATAACACAATACCTATGAAAGAAGATAATTCAGAGTCGATTAAGGAAAAGCTGAAGGCATCTATAATACAAAAAGCAGATGCAATTAAGGATAAGATACTTTTAAGTAAAGGATCGCAAGATTCAGATTATTTGCAGATATTGATAATGGTGGATGACGAGTTAGATGACGTCTTACTTAATTGGGAATCAGAAGCTCTTAGTGCTATTTCTTTTGGAGACGATGACGAAGACTATTAGTAAGGTCTTCCATTTTAGTCGCAGCCTTATGTCGCGTTTTCTTTTTTAACTTAGGATTGGCTCCATATATCGACCATCCATCTGGTCCTTGATTTATTCTT